TTGAAGCTGTGCCGCTACGATCATAATCGTGTGAGTATTCATCGCCAATAGCAGGCAATACAGTTGTAGTGATTGCACGTTGTAATGTGTATGTGACTTCTATTTGGTCTGACCCGGCACGTAGCTCAAAGTCAGCACGATCACCATTGGCATCTGTGCGGCTGATAAGACGATTTGCGAATGATGCACCAGAAACGGCATCAACAATATAAGCAACAGAATTGATTGTTACTGTTTCAAACCCTTGTGGCAGGTTTGCTGTGGAAGAATATGGAATTGACATAATTTAGTTTAGTTAAAGTGATTTCCCTTTGGTTTATTTATACAGTTGGCCACGCAGTTGACAATACTGAAATTTGTCCCTCATAAGACAAAGTTGATATATCAAATACATCTTCAACGCTGTTTGCAGTCCCTGTTGGGCGCAAAAATTCTATTTCATAATGCTCTAAGTAAGTTTCCAAACTTGAACCTTTTGCCTTAAACAAGCTGACCCACGTTCTAAGCAAAGCAATTATCTCTCGATGCCTAGATTCAACATTGGCTGTTTGGCTGCCTTCTTCATTGTGCCGTCTTGTTTGTACCACAAAACTTAGATCAAAAGAATATTGATCATATACAGGATTAGTAGCATTGCCCGGAGCAGGATTGTAATGACCTGTTACGCCTCCAAGTTGCATTGTTGCTCCAATATAATCATCTGGCAACGTCTCAACATCCATCTGTTGGCGCACTTCAAGAAATTGATCAGCAAGCCATTGTCTAAACGCAGACTCAACATTGCCTTCAAAATTAAATAGTTCTGTATAAGATGCAGCAGGCATATTCTTTAGAATTGTATATAATGCTTATTTTGTCAATTAGCGCACTTTCCAACCAGACTCTTTGGCTGCTTGTTTAAATATATGCTTTAAACGATTCTCCATAGCTTTCATACGGCCTTTCTGTACTATTCTAATGGTTTTGCTTTTAACGTGCTGCAAACCAAATGCCTTGGCGTTAAATACGGCCGTCCAAGATTTGCCTATTTTTGCCATTCTAGCACCGCCTGCTGCTTTAGGCATTTGCTTTTTGATCCATACAGGAATACGTGCATTTGAATTTAATGCCAATACACCTTTTGCAATTGATGCTTTAGCAATGCCAACATCTTGTATTTGCAATTTTAAATACTTATCAAACATACTTTTGCTGACCCACATTTGCTCAAAACCTTTTAACGGCCTTGGCCTGCCAGTTCTTGGATTGCGATGCTTGTTGTGAAATATACGCATTTCATCAGTTGATTTTAACACGCCTGCGCCAATAACTTTTTTACCTTTGTATATTTGACCACGCATAAACTTTTTCTCTGCCCACAAATAAACATTTCCTTCTGGTACAAAGAATATCTTTTTTAAGTCATAATGTATTGCAGTTTTACCTGCAACGTGATCAGCCTTTGTTCCCATTGATTTACGTTTACCAAATGGGAATGTTTTATATGGCGGCACAAAACGGCCAATGTCATTTAGAAACAATGCGCCTTGTTCACGTACAAATTCCTTTTCATCAACATTCCACTTCTTAGCAAGCTTGCGTATCTTGTGTTGAAACAAACTGTCATCTAGCTGAAATGTTCTTTTAGACATCCAATTTGGTTTCGTTGCGTGCCTTCATTTCCACGTTGCCTGTGCTTATGCTTATTTCAGTTATAAAGAAAGTTTCACCTGTATTAACACGAATAAACCGCTCTTTTTTCTTAGGCACAACATTTACATCCAACAATGCAATAACAAGCTTGGTTTCTGGGTTCTCTAGATCGCCATGCTCAACCATATCCCACTCACTTAATTGTTCATCAAATACAGCGTTTACAGTCTGACCATTGATCTCGATTGACTCGCCCATAATTGATGCAGCTTCATGGCATCCAATGTTCAGAAAATTATCAAAATCGCTCATGCATTAGTTTTAGTGTTAAAAAGTAAATTTGGCAAGATACGAAAAAGCCGCCATCCCTAACCCTAAGAGATGACGGCTTACACCAGTTATACGATAATCAACAATACCCCTATTGCGAAATTGTTTTCTTAACTGCTTTTTTACGTGTTGCCTTAGGTTTGGCAACTTCTATATCAGCATTTTTTTTGAATTTATCAAAATGTCCTTTGCGAATATAAGTAACCTCACCGGGTTCTGTGCAGTCTTTGTATGCCGCTAGGCACACGCTTGCATCTTCAGAACATTCAATGACTTTTAATGCACCTTTTGGTGATTTATGAAATGTGGCAGATGGTCTTAGCATATATATAAAAATTTAAAGTGAAAAAAAGGCCGCTCCAGATTAACCAGAGCGGCCTTAAATTTAATTAAGCAGTCTTAACACGAATGCCGTAATCTACACCCTTAGCAACACCATAGAGAAGGTTGCAGTTATAGTATAGAATGCCGTCATTGTCGTAGAAGCGGCGGAATTGTACTGGAAGTCCAAGGCCGGGAATAACTACGTTTTCAACTTCAATGCCAGCTTGTTCAGCCAACTCTGTGTCAACAGAACGGCCAGCCATGAGCAATGAATTGCGTTGGAAAGCAAACGCTGCAAGGTTTTCACCATTGGCATCTGCAAGATCAGTTTCGTATGCGTCAAACTTTGCAACACGTGGAACGATTCCTTCACTTTTCTCTTGGATGAAGCCGGGGAATTCTGCGCTGTTAAGAGACTTAACAAGTGATGCATAATAAGTTGGGTTCATGAAAACAGAGCGGCCACCTTGTGGTGCTTTTTTAGTTTCAGTAAGTGAAGCACTCAAATCTGCAAGATCATCACGATCAAAGTTTGCTGCTGTAATAACTGAGCTAGTACCAAAGTTAGCATTTGTGATAAGATTCCAAATGTCACCAAATACTTTGTCACCAAGTGCTTGAAGTGCAGGCTCGATGAAAAGATTGTTAAGGTTGATGGAAGACTTAGAACGCTCAACGTCTGTGAATCCATAAGTGAAACCAAAGTGGCTGTTAAGCGACACAGTTGCGGCAGTCATTGCAACATCAGCAGATGCAGATTTGATACCTGCGCTCATGTCAGCAGCAGTTGGTTTTGTAGGATAACGAGTTGTGACGCTTTCACCTGCACCTTGGATGTCAGATGAGAAGTCAGTTGTTAGTGCGCTCAATGGAGCGAAAAGAGATGACAGTCCTGCCAAGCTCTCTTGTGCGATTTCGGCAAGATTTGCCCCTGCGATTGTATTAGCCATAATTTGGTTTAGTTTAGTTTTTTAAGATTCACTTGGTGTGAAAGTTATTTTTGTAGTAAATGCTTGTTATCAGCAAACCACTTGTTCTTGGCTTCAAGACCTTGTGTTTTGCCAATTGTTTTGTATTCAGTCCAAAAAGAATCTGCATCAACTGGTTTATCAGTTTCGTTAGATGCTTCAGCAACTGCTTCAGATGATTGCAATGCCATAAGTTCTGCAGCCGCAACTGCCACTTTATTGGCTGTCACTTCTTCAGTTTTAACTAAGGCTTCTTGGTGTGCTTTTTCCATCTGTTCAATTCCATCTGTATACTCTTTTACAGAATTTTGCAATTCCTCAATTTGTACTGTGCTGTCATTAAACTTAGCAGTTATTTCAAATATTTCAGTTTCAAGTTTTTCAACTTGGTTTTCATGCTTGGTAACAATACCTGCAACAATTTTTTCAATTGGAAGAGTTGCACCTGCTTGGCTAGCAATTGCTGCCATTTCACTTACTGATGCTGCTGCTTTAAGGCCTTCAGTTGTGCCATCAATAAACCCGGCTTCCATTGCTTCTTCAGCAGTAAACCAAGTTGTGGCATCCATAAGTTCTTCAAGTTCTTCTTCAGAATAATTAGAACGGCCGTATGCGTTAATAATGGCAGATTTCATTTTGTCCATAAGATCAGCATCTTTGCGCAATTGCTCGCTATCGCCAATAGATACAGTCCAAGGATTGTGAATCATAAGCAACGCATTGTCTGCCATTATGATTTCATCACCTGCCATAGCAATTACAGATGCCATGCTTGCAGCCATACCATCAATATAAACTGTTACGTTTGCTGCATGGCGTTTGATTGCGTTAAAAATTACATTGCCCTCAATGATTGATCCACCCGGTGAGCTTATGCGCAAATCTATTTGCTCAACTTCTCCAAGGTTTTCAAGTTCACCGATAAATTGGTTGGCGTTGACTTCAAAGCCGCCAATTTCGTCATAAATAAAGATTTCTGCTTTAGAAGATTTAACTCCTTCGGCATCAATTTCTTGTTCCATAGCATACCATGTATTGGTTTTAGTTTTTTCCATTTTAATTTTCCTCAGTTTGAGTTTCTTCAAGTTGTTGCACGTTTTCACCAGTTTCTTCTTCAACAAGTTCAACTGGATCTCCCGGCATTGCGGTTGTGCCAAGTTCAGTTGGATTCAATCCATTGTCTTCAGCAATTTGTTTTTTCAAAACTATATTGGCAGCACGTTTGCGCAACAGTTCTTCATAGTCCATGCCTCTGGCCTCAACAATATGATCTTCTGTTGTCAGACCTGCACGCAAATCTGCAATGTCTGCTGCACGCATACGGCCTTCATCAACTGTAAATTGTGCAGGCTTAGTAAAGCCAATGCGCCACCAGTCTTCTGGCAGATCGTAAACACCTTGTTTAGCACGCTTGGCAATAACATACATTGCTGCACGTTTCATGCATACCTCTAACACTTCACGCCTAGCGGCAATGCTTTTGTTGATGTCTGCGGCAAAACCACGTACACCTGCACCGCCAATAGCTGATGAATCTAGCATTTCCCTGCGCCATCCTAGTGCATAAAATGCAGATGACTCAACAAGCTTAGTAAAGTTTAGCCATTGATCGCTTGGCCTGTTGCTCTGGTGTGCCTTTAGCGAACCGCCATTTTTGATGTAACGTATTAAGCCGCTATCCATCAATTGTGTTTGCAAACGGCCATCGCCTCCCGGCTGTGGGTTTACGATGCTATTGCCCATGTCAGCACGTCCTGTTTCGTTAGACTCAACAAGTGTTAATGCGCTGTTTACCTTTTCAGCAATCTTTTCTGCGTCTCTGGTTTCTGCTAAATCGTACCAATCTAGAATTGCAGCAGCAACAGATGGTTGACCACGTCCTTGGCTGAACCATTCATAATCAGTAACATGAATCATGCTGTTGGCAGGCACATCTCTGTAACCATTCTTATTGCTTTCGTCTTGTACACGATAAGCAACGGCCTCCATAAAGTCATTTACAATAACACCTGCAAAAATGCGTCTGCCTTTGTATGCACCGCCTTCAACAGTATGGCCGCCATTTAAGCCAAACGATCCAACCCTGTGCGCTTCTAAGAATTGCAGCTTTGGAAAGCCAGTTTCGGCATTTTCGGTTAGTAAAATAAAATAATCACCATCAACATCAATGGTTTTAGAACCTAGCCAAGCAGACTTGCGAAAAGAAAACCCTGTGCCTCTTGTGTCTAGCAATCGATCTATTTGCGCAAAATCTTTTTCTACCGCCATAGCAAATTCTGTGTCTTTGCTGTATGACTGCAAACGCCATGCGTTGCCGTAAACGTAATTGGCTTTTTGTTTAACTGCACCAGATACAGTTGAAAATGATTGGTAAATGTAACGGCTATCACCAAGCAGCATCTTTTGGCGATGCTCAACCATTAGTTCTGCAATGTCTTTGGCTAGTTTGCCCCGGCCAAATCTGCGCTGATCATCAGCACCACCGGGATAAAATTCGTTTGTGCCGCCTCTGCCCCAAAATGAAGCCACCCCAGAAGTGATCTTTTTTATTCTTGGCAGTAATTTAATTGGTTTAGTTGCCATTAGTATCTTCCTCCTGCTTGGTCAGCAAAGCGAGCCTTGGTG